GTCTTGTTCTCGATGTCTTCCTTACGGCCAGTCGGGTTGACGATCTGGATACGACCCTGAACCGGCTGATACTCGACCATGAGCCACCGCTCAAATGCCGTCACAGCGGGCAGCTGGTAGTTCTTCGTATCACGAATGTCGTTACCAACGTAGAGCTGATAATCGAAGATCTTATAGATTACTCGCGTCGAATTGCGCGGGCAAAGAATAATGATCAGGTTGTTGTCGTTACGCAGCTTGTTCGAGCTGATGAACTGGTAGATACGGTTATCAGAAGTCTTGACAGTCTTCTTATAATCGAGCATAACCGGTCCAATGCTTGCCGGAGTTGCGTAGTTGTATTCCTTCGGAGAGATCTTGCGGATCAGCTCAGGACGACCAAAGATGGAAACCGTCATGTTCTCATCGTTAAGAACCTGCAGGAGGTACGTAACCTGAGTATCGAGGTAATCCATGAAGGTCTCATAACGCCATGCAACGTAGGAGCCCATGTAGTTATCATCCGGAACGAAGTTGAACGCACCAGAGATCGAAGAGGTCTCAGGGAGGTTCAGGAACGATTCGTCAAGCTTCTCGAGGATCTTATCATCCTTGTAGTTTACAAGTGTGAGCTTCATCATGCTGAGAATCTTCGTGAGCTGGTTCGTGTTGTACATAGCCTGAACGTCACGAGTTTCCTCGGGCGAGATCGTAACCGTGATATGCGGAGCATCGGGGATCTCGAAGTAATCCGTACGTGCGGACCACTTGACCTTCGGCGTATCGTACGATGCACTCGACGTATCGAGAGCAGCACTGAGAACAACAGCCTTAACATTCGTGGACGAGCACATGAACGTGAAACGGTTCTTATGCATCGAGCCAGCGATCTGGAAGATCTCACTACGGGTCGTTGCAGCATTTGCAGCCGTAGCAACCTTCATATCAATACGCTGCTGGAACGTACGGTCATACTGACCATAAGCAGCAACGAACTGAATCGGGTTAATCGTTAGAACAGCCTGCTTCAGACCAACATCAGCAGCAGCAGCTTTCTTAATCGTCTGCGTAGCCGTGTCGTAGAACTCGTCACCCTCTGCAACCCAAACCTGATCAACGATCAGCTTAGTAACACGGGTCGAACGAGAAAGGTTCGAAACACCATTCGCAACAGCACCGAGAAGAGTGAGAACATCCGTCTGCTGATCTTCCGGCAGCTGGATAACAACATCCTTGCGCGGAACAGCCGACTCAACGACGTCCTTAATCTTATCCTGCTCGAGGAACATATCAATCTCACGGTTGTCAACCGGGCTGTACAGCGTACGAGTCTCCATCGTAAGAGTGAACTGCGGGCCTGCAGCAACATCCTTCGGAATAGCACCCTTGTCGAACACCGTCGTCATAAGAAGGTTCTTATGCATCGGGAACGTGATACCAACCGTCGGGTTGAAACCACCAAGCGGAGCAGCCTCCATGAGGCCCTGAAGGTCATGCTCAAAGAGAGCACCCATTGCATCGTTATGCTCTTTAATAGCCTGCGGGCTCTGCATATCAGGATCGTTCACATCGAACGACTCACGGATGAAGAGGTTCTTCATCTGATGCTTGAGGCCCGGGTTCATAAAGAACTTGGACGGCTCAGTGAATATATCAACCTGCTCGGAGAGACCTGCCTTACCAACAGCAAGGAACTGTTCAGCAAGAGGACGCATCGTATCTTTGCTATAGAAGCGCTCAAGCTGTTCCTCGGAGACGGCGGTCTGCTGGCCTACAGGAGTACCAACTAATGCCATATTATATTTCCTCCTTTATTATACTTTTCTCAATAAGAAAGGTAATTTCTTGATTGTGTAAATGGGTTTAGTATTACAGCACAGACTTCCCTATCAAGCCTACACTGTAGATAACATACCAATTTATCAATATGTTGTTATAGAGCCTTCTAGAATAATTTCTTAAATCGACCTAAATACACTAAAATAGCTGGATTGCCATAGTAGGCAATCCAGACTTTTGTGTTAGAAATCAGTTTCAGATGTGAGATCAAAGGTCTTCTCAAGCTGTTTTGTATGGAGAGTCTGCTTATTGTACTTAGCAGCTCTCTTAAGCCTTGAGTCATATACTATATTGATCATATCGTAGATCTGGTTGAACGCTGCAGTGGCTTTCTGAAGCTCTATCTCATTCTCTACATAAGTTCTTGTAGGGAAGGAGAGTACTAGAGCATCTCTTACATTATCTTTCAGTTCTAAGAGTCTACGAGTAGCAAACTCTATCATATTGCTGTCATAAGAAGTCTTAGTCAGTTTGTTCATCTGATCAAGTGTATCAACGATAGTACTATGAAGGTTCTTATACTGATTCTTTAAGGTTTTGATACGAATAGCGAACTGTTCTGGTTTGAGATTGGAGAATACTTCAGATTCTACTTGATCTAAAGGATCTTCTTGTGTAGCAACAGGACCTTCTAATCCTTCTTCTCCTGTACCATCTTCAGCAGGAGATTCCTCTTCTGAGGAGTAATCTTCTTCAGTATTTCCCTCTTCTGGGTTTTCTTCAGCATACTGTTGCTGTTGCTGGTTATCCTCCTGAGGGGTTTCCTCTTGGGGTGAAGTATTTGGAGTCTCTTGAGGCTGCTCCTCTTGCTGAGAGGGCTGATTATTCTGCTGATTCTGATTATCCTCTTGTGGTTGCTGCCTAGATTGAGTAACATCAGGAGGTTCATCTGGTGTTATATTCAGCTTCTTTGCTACGCTTGGTGTGGCCTCTTGAAGAACGAGGCTATTAAACAGATCAGTCATGTTTACATACTCTCTTTCTTCTAGATATTACTCATCATCTTTCTTCTTCTTTGGGTTGCCCTCATCATCGAATTCATCATCTTCGAAGTCTTCATCGTCATCATCGCTTATCTTAGATGGAGCATCCTTCTTATAATCGTCTTTACCCTCTTCATCCTTCTTGTCTTTGTAGTCATAGTAGTCTGAAGCAGGAGTTACTTTACCATCAGGATCTACCTGAGAGGTTCTATAATGTGATCTATTAGAGGGATCATCTGCTCTGTTCTCTGCTCTATTAGCAAGCTCAGCAGCTGTTCTTTCCCTCATATCGTCATAACGAGTCTCTAAGTTATGGATGGTGATATCAACCTGATCCATGTATGCTTCCATACGTCTACGTTTCTCTGGATCCGTAGACTCTTTGATCTTCCGAGAGAGTGCATACTTATGCTCTCTCCATTCAGTGATGGCATCTTTAAGATAAGCTTTCTGAGAAGCCTTGGATACAATATAAGATACAACCGAACCAAAGATACCACCAAGAGGACCACCAACAGAGAACCATCCAAGGGTTATAAATGCATAGAAGATGATGGAGAGTGCATTATGAGTACCCTTACCAATATCTTCTGCTCTACATGGGACCAAAATAGCGGTTATAGCAGATTTAAGGGCTGCCATAGACTGTGTTGGGAGCATCTTCATCTTAGTGATGAACTCTTTGATTCTCTCTTCAGGAGATGCAAATTCTTTCAGCACCATTACTTCTGCAGAATGGCGGATAGCGTCATACTGATCCAAGTCTTCAGACAATCCTAAGATAGATTCATCTCTATACTTACGATTAGCCTCTTCATCTGCTAACTTCTGTGCATCTACTGACTCATATACCATCTCTTCTGTATAGCGGTTACCATTAACCTTTCTAAGAAGAAAGATATAGTCATCTAGTTGATCTCCAATGAAGATATCAGACTTAGCAGCAGACTCTATAAGATCTATGAAGTTCTCTATCTGATTACGTCCATAATTGATCATGAAGTAGTCTACTACGTTCTCTAATACCGCTACATCAGACAGCTTGTCGCTCATCATATCTTCAGATATGGGTTCTATGTTGGAGTATACAGAATAGAGTGCTGACTCACATGCTACACAGAACTTGTTCTTGAGGTCCATATTATACGTGTCGATCAGCTCACAGATATTGTAAACTGCTTCTGTAATGGAATCCTCATAGAAGATATGTGGCTGAGCTACTTTAACAAGATTGAATCTTCTTGATACTGTATCGATATTCTTCAATACACGGTCACATTCTATAGCCTCGTTGATACTTTCCATCATGGTATACATACAACTCTTCATATCATCATTCTTACATGTCTTGATATGATTGTAGATATCAGCTTTCATCATAGATGGGGAGTCAATATATGGAAGGATATTATTGTTTATAACCGAAGTCATCTCATGTAGTTGCTGAGAGGTTCCCAATTCCCCTACAGCTTCATATAATGACATGAGCTGATTCCAGTTCTTTCCGATAGATGGGGAGTAATCATTCCACTTATAGACTGACTCCATTATATTATCAAAGCTATATGATTCCTTCAATGCTACATTTCCGTTGTCTTTGTACAATGGATATATGGTGTTGGTTCTCATTGGTCCCTGCTGCTTTCTGCTCTTCCTTTGCAGAATAGCACTGATATGATGATGATTACCCATTTTAATCCTCCCTAGTTTAGCGTATCAGGCTATAATTACTGGAATGTTTCAGAATAGCAAAAATAATGGGGTTTCGTAAAACTAAGAATCTTAGGTTATATACTATAGAGATGAGAAAATGAAAGGATGTGAATCATTATGGGAGATATCGTAGATGTCTTTGCCATATGCCCTCATAACTAAATCTATATAGATGGGCAAAGGTGGTGAAGATATATGAAGATTCACTTCGATGACGAAAGTGATGTGTTTATCATTCTTGTAGAAGGAGATTGATAAACATGGAAGGAGTTCTCTATGGAACTCCTTCTCTTTTTTTTGTTAGAATGTAGGATTGGTAAACTTAACTGGGTTATCTGGTAAGCTCATTGTAAGATTATAGATGGCTTGAGCTCCTTCATGGGTAGTCTCCATCTTATTCTTAGCCCCGAATCCAATATAGTGTACTTTAGAGTTTATAGCCTTAAACAACTCGTCATTGGCCTCTATGGAGTAAGGAACCTTAGATGATACTGTATCACCATCAAAGTCTCCTCCAATAGATCCTAATCGTACGTTATTCGGTAATGCTACATCAACGAAGTGGTTAGAAGAGTTTGTATTGATATCTTCTGGTGCTATCTTAGGATACTTCTTATAGAAAGTTCCATTGACAAGAAGGGGTTCTGTCTCTATAGTAGAGATAACCTTGATCTTAGCAGGGAACTGGTTATAGAAGCTATCCACTGGGAAGCGTGTTACAAGTGTCATCTTATCCTTAGTTACTTCCATAGCAGCCATGTAGATAAGATCACACCATGTAAGAGGCCTAGAAGTCAGAGTATACCCTTCTTTGGAAAGAGTACCTGAAGAGATAGCATTAGCAACTTCTTCATCTGGTACATTATATCCTTTGAACTGCAGGTATGCTTTCATCCCTCTAGGAGCATTCTTTATAGGAGCTTCTACAGGAACAAAGCGGTTAGACATACCATGCATGAACCTACTTATTTCTTTTTTGATTCTCTCGTCTGAGTATACTGCTTGCCAGTCATCTATATGGGCTCTCTCAACCTTTTTAGTTCTAGAGTTGTATACCATAAGATCTTGTACATCAGACATCTGATTCTCAAACCATTTTCTGATCCAATAGAGCATATATGGGAACAGGTTAGCACATACGGCTGCTATAGGAAGCCCAATAGAGTCTAGATCTACATCCAGATCTTCTAATCTCTCTTTTCTAAGGTTCTGTGTACAGATAACCAATCTAGAACCCCAGTCGAAAGACTTCTTCATTCCTGCTCTACGAATCAATCCAAGCTTTCTAGATAGACCAGATGCTTGGGCATCATTCCCTGTGATTGGATCCCTACCAAAGATGAACCAGTTATATATCTTTACTATATTATCCTGAATACGTCCTCTAAGGGTTCCATTTAAAGATAATCCATAGTCATCAGACTCTTGTAATGCCTTAGCATCTCTTACTATAGCATTATAGAGTTTATTGATCTCTCCAACTCCTACTTTGCCATCTGCTTCAGTGTTTACGTCTCGCATACCAGCAGGAATGACTATAACGTCTTTCATAAAGAGAGAGTCTCTATACTTCTCTAAGAAGTTGATTCGTACTTCTCTCTTAGAAGAGTTTGTCTTCTTGAAGTCTACTTTCTTAATCAACTTCATAAGGAACTTTATACCAGTCTCTCCATTGGGGTCTGGTTTAAGCTTCCCTTTCTCTGGGTCGTATACAAAGTTCTCCATCTCATACACACAGGGTTTGATATTGGAGTCCAGCTTACTCCATATCTTATATGCCAATGGATGCATGAAATATTCACCCGCTAGATGAACGTATGCAAAGATAGTTGTTCTATCATCCTTGGTTATACCAAAGATTTCATTTGATAGCAGACCATCAGGGGTTGGCATATTAGATCTAGCAAAGAACATTGGGTTCGTAATCTCTTTGAGTTCGTTTACTTTGATGAATTTATCCACATTTAGTGGCTCTATTGCTAACTGACGTACAGAGGGATCTTTGTTTTCTGCCATTAGTATCTCTCCTCCACTATTCGAAATTACTTGATAGTCTTAGGAGTCAATAAGAGATGGTAGTACTCATAAGAGTACTACCATTTATTACTGTATATGGATTAGTATACTTTGATTAAACTCTTTACAAGGATAGATGGTGGAGTGGGAATATTCGCTGGGAGGAATCCATCTACTTTGAAGTCTTCTTTGTATAAGCAGACCCCTTCATGGATGATAACCTCATCGATTACACCACCAAATGCTCCAGATCCATCTATATCAAAGATAGCTATTTCCGATTTATCGAACTCGATATCATAGTTATCATTCAACCATCTAGGAGTCCCATTATTGATCTGATATCCATTTACTGAGATATAGTACTTCTTCTCATCACCATCTCTACAAATAGTGAAGAATACCCAATCTTTCAATGTAACATCAAGGTTCTCATACATATCAAACTGCTTATAATCAGAACTTTTAGAGTCATCATTAAAGATAACGTCTTCATATCCACTATATATACCAAAGTTCTGACCAGCAGACTTAAGGAATCCCATCTGCTCCCATCCAACCTTTGGCCTAATACTTCCTTTCTTAGCCCAGAAAGAGATGGAGAAAGTCTTGAGTTTATCGGTTGTAGGAGTTTTGATCTTATATAGTACTCTAACTCCTCCACGTGTGGCAGGAGATACACACTTATAGGCCTTACGACCATTAACTCCCTCATTGGCCTCTATGATATCATTATGACCAGTTATACTATCAAATTGATATTTACCAATAAGCTCATTTACTCCAGACAAGTAGAATATACAATTAGTGGGATCATATTGGGGTTTCATACTATTTGTAGGTTCTGCTGGTTTATTTGGGTTGGGAACTGTGGTTCCTATAGGGATATTGTATTCATCGATAACATAATCCGTTGGAAGGTCAAATGTTTCTGTATTCCAAAGATCCTTACCACGGATAAATGTCATATCATACAACTTACCAGATATAGACGAGTTATTGTCACCATTATATTCTATAAGTATTCCCATTCCTCTAGTAGCAAAGTCCCATTTCTGATTGGGATTGTCTACAGGACCAGTCCATTCTCTCTTGCCGTTTATATAGATAGAATAAGATGTTTTGCTATGCTTAACAAATGCTATATGATACCATTTATTGTAATCTAGCATATTATGAACATTAGCCGTTGGCCAGCCTCCAGTAGTTATGATATTTGGCCCAACTGTACTGCAAGAGGTAGATAATCTCTGATATGAAACTACTCTGCCACCATTTATCAACGTTCCATATGGATCTGAAGCTTCTATATTAATCCATGCACAGCAAGTCCAGGGTACATCTTCATCCATTATCCAATATGGTTTCAGGGTATCTCTACGTTTAGTAGATATCTCTGTATTTATAAATATATTACTGGTACGAATAGGTTTATAAAGAGCCTTACCTTTTGCAATAGGGCCATCTTTATCAAACGTTATGTTCACCGAAGGGTTATCATAGTTCTTCTCTATAAATATTCTGTTACACTTACCACTTACATCATATACTTTGTCCCCATCGCAACGAAGGGCTAATAGTACTTCTACAGGTTGCATGTATTTACACCTCTCTTAAAAATCCCCCATACTCTTACAAGTATGGGGGGGGGGGAACAACACACTAGTTAATATAACCTCAAAATATTGCCTAGTATACTATCTTCTGGAGACTCTTTGTCATCGTCGTACTCGTATCCAGTTGATAGTGGTACAGTCATACTATTCAATCCAAGAGTTTTGAACAGATAATCTGTAGGAACATCTACTGATGTTTTGTTCTCATAGATATTGATTCCATCGATAAAGGAGAAATCATCAAACAGTATACGAGCTTGATTAGTGATAGTTGGTTCACCCCATCTAGTCCCTAATGATTTCTTAGATGCTAGGCTGCCTTTAGTATAGGTTCCTTGTAAATAGCTATATACAAGTTTTCCATCTATAAATAGATCCATTTTAAGCTGATTAGCTCCAGATAGTGGAGTAGCACCCAATGCGGCATGATGCCATTTATTTATATCTACTACGTACTTCTCTTTTATATATGATTGGTTTATGTATGTATAATCAACAATAGCAAACCCTATAGGTTCGGATATACCATAAGTTCGAATATCTAGAGCAATCTTATCATAAAACTGCTCTCCATTGAATAATATAGCAGCTTTACTTTGGTCTGTAAAAAATTGAATAATCTTAAACCAAAAGGATATAGAAAAGTATTTTATCTTAGAATCAAATTTATGGTCTCTAGAAGCTTTCTTCCAGTTCGTTTTAGTTATATCAAGGCTAGATTCAACTGGAATCTTTCTTTCACTCTTACGAGGTAAGAAGTTTATCATAGCATATTTGGAAAATTTACCACCAAGTGTTGTATTAAATACCTGTCTTGGAGCAATGCCTATAGTAAAGATCTTTGGTTCTACTATTGTACCAGCATTCTTAATGAACCTATTTTTAGGACCAGCACAAACAAAGGCAGATATTTTTTCTAGTGTAGGCAGCATACTAGAAGGCATATCATCAACAGACAGATTATAGCCTCCATTAATTAAGTAAGTAGTTGGAACCTCGTAATACTTCTTATCCCAAAGTGCCTGTCCTTTGATGAATACCATATCATAGATATCACCATGGAAATAGGTGTTTCCTTGACCAGCTCTATCATAGAACAGTCCTAAGCCTTTTTGAGAACCATTCCATGTATTCTCAATAGCAGACCCATCAAGCGTTCCCCATCTCAACTTTCCATAGAACCCTCTTATACCATCTACATAGAAGGCATATTCATCTACAGAGTACTTTTCTATAGCTATATGATGATAATCCCCATCATATAGTAGTATATTCATACCACACTCTATGTATGTATTAGTCGCTCCATCTAATGATAAGGTTAATACTCCACTTCCACTAATACTAGCATAAAAGTTTTGAACTGATCCAGGATCGCCAAACCCTAACAGAATTGGATAATCTTGTTCGGGGCTTTCAGGTTTGGTTAATTTACACCAACAGCAGAAAGTCCATAGATCGTTTTTGCCCAGATTCCAGTGAGCCATCTGTGTTGGATTCGGAGGAGTCAGGCCGATATTTATCCCAGCATTTGCTGTGACAGATATAACTTTGTCTCCATATAATCCATTAGTATTACAGTTTATATCTGTTGGTTGACCATATGCCTGAGTTATAAGACCTACATTCTTACCACTTATATCAGACCAACCAGAATCTGTAGCTCTTAGATTTAATATAACCTCGCCAGTTATAGTTCCTTGCATTTTATATGCCCCCCCCCCCATATAGTATATATTATGGAGGAATAGTGTTGTTAAGAGTTTTTATATATCCCCAAGAGAACCAATCATTAAGTTGGTAATACCCATATATAAGGAGTTGGTTCTATATGAAGGACAAGATATTTGATATACTATCACGATTTAGAACATTTGTAGTTGAAGCTGATATAGTGATAGTCTTCCTTAGACTTGCTATCTTCTCTGCATTGTTATACCTCATAACTTCTATCTTCTTGAGACATGGAGACAGCATTGCTTCCATGATAGTTGTATCTATACTCATAGCAGTACCTATAGTTGCTATACTAGATAAGTATGTAGAGCATAGGATAGAGTTAGAGAGAATGCAGGAGTTAGACATAAACTACTTTAACACATCTAAAGATCAAGGAGTAGATCCATTAGATGCTCTAGTAGATAGATGCTTATCTAATAAGCTTATTCTTACAGGTTTTCAATCAGGAAACTATGTGAACAATGTACAAGAACAAGATCTTCTTAGAGAAGTATTAGAGGAAGTTTCATCTTCTATTGGTCCTCTCATGAAAGCTAAGTTTGAACTTATCTATGGTAAGGGACATGTAGAAGAAATATTGGCTAATAAATGTTTTATCAGAGTGTCATTATTTGTAGCCGATCAGAACAAAGCTAGATATATAGAAACCGATATGGATAAGTCTAAGATAGATAAACAGCTTATCGATCAAATGTTGATGAAATAGACATACAAGTGAGATGAATGGTTACTAAACCATAGCATCATGGGTTTTCATTAAGTTTTCTCCAATAAGTTTCAACGGTTTGTTTCTTGCAAATCACTCCTTTCAAACAAGACATACGGAAAATCATTCAAAATTATAAGGAGTAGCCAACTATGGCTACTCCGATCCCTTTGTCTTTTATCTACGTCCACCAACTTTGGATAAGATATCACTAAGGGAAGTAGTTCCTAGAATCTTACCAAACTTTGAGCTATTGTTTCCAAGGATACCTGTTGGGTTCAAAGCTTTATCTATAACAGCTCTACCACCATATCTATTCTTAGATACAGTCTTATCAACCTCAAATCTACCCTTAGCCTCTAGACCTTTATTCTTAACAAAAGTCTCTTGTGCTTTAGATGTAGCAGTAACATTGTTCTCTTGGTTCTGTGTATTAGATGCTGAGGCAGACCCATTATCTGCAGATGCTTTGCTAAGAACTCTACAGAAGTCTAGCATGGTATTACAAGTAAACGTATCATCTTCTCTCACATAGATCTCTGTCTTTCTATTGAGTAAGAAGATACCATCTTTCTCTGTATGGCCATGATAGTTTCTTATAGTATACTTCTTATTTGGCGTGAATACGGATGGGTCCAAATCATACTTGTTAATAGATAACTGATTAACCATGTTCTCCATCTCAGAATGGATGGATTTGACCATGTTTACATTATCATTCATCATACGCATGATTTTAGTACCTTCCTGTGTATTCCCGAAGATACCGCCTAAATTTAGCTTAGATTCAAAACTACTTGTCCCCAACTTGCCTATACCGGTCAAATCAGAGATGGAGTTTATATCTTGTTTCAGCGCATTCAAATCTGAATAGTTGAATGAGAGGTTTATATTCTTTCCAACATTCTTCATCTTATGAATAGCATTCATAGCAGTCTGACCAAGTGTTCTCATATCAGTAGTGATAGATTTAAACTTAGCCTTGATATTAATATTAGCTATGTTTCCTATCTGGTTACTCATAGGAAGCACTTTGGAGTTTAGCAATCCAGATACTTGTGGAGGTATCTTTAGATAAGACCCTATGGTACCATCAATATATCCAGAATGAGTCTGTATCTGGGAGTTTAATCCTCCTAGTTCATCCTCTACTGCTTTCAACTCTTTTACCTTATCACTTACCTCTGAGGAATCTTTACCTTTTGCTTCTAGAGACTCTCTAGTCTGTTTTACTAGAGTATAGATATTGTTACTATTCTTACTCATATCTTTAGGAAAGTGCCTACAGTCTTCTATTAGAGTCTTAGCATCCGATATAACACTCTTATCGAACTTTCCTAACTTACCAATGAATTTCTGAGTAGACTTAACAGCATCTTGTGCATTTACATAAGTAACAGCACCCATGTAGTTATTCACTCTTTGAGCATCATATATGAGCTTACTAGAAGATTCTGTCATCTTCTTAAAGTCTTGATTAAGTTTTGTAGTAGCCTCATGGTTCTTATCCATATTGGACTCTTCTGATCTTATATCTTCTACTACTTTACTTTTACCGCCAGGAGGAAACAGCTCTATAGTCTTAGGAGAAGCATTCTCTCCTCCTGAATCTACAGTTATCTTATCTGGTATAGAGTTTATAATAGATATAGCCTTAGATGCACTATTATGCATCTCTGGTATACGAGGGTTGATCTCATCTAGTAGACGGTAGTTCATATCACTATGCAGATCAAATAATCTTGTTGGAGCATTCTTGATAGTAGATACAAACTGCTTACCCACACTCTCTAACGTAGACATAGTATTCTTGATAGTCTGAGCAGCATCCATTATACTAGATAAGCTACTCTGTACATTCTCTTTACTTGGGTTGATGATATCCTTGTGCTTATCCAATACCTTGGCAGTATCATGATCTATAGTGTACTTAGAATCCAATACGTTGAAGTCTATATAGAACTGCCTCTTCTCTGGATCTACCATCATACCAGGAACTACTGCACCCTTGTCATCTGTCTGATGGATATTGATGAATACATCTGGGTATATATCATCAATCTTCTCTATACCATCTCCAGATCTGGAGATCAAATAGGTGCAATAGGGCTCATCTATAAAGAATAAGTATTTGGTATCATAGAATACATTGATTCCATTCAAGTACTTTACAGTCTGTACAAGGGTTTCTTGAGGAGCTATCATCAATTGCTCTTTGATGGGGTTATACTTGAACTCTTCTATCAGTAAGTGTAGATCTTTCATATAAGATGCTACTATACCCATCATACTACTTTGATGAGCTACACCATTTGCTACCACTTTATTAGCATTGATAGCAGCCTTAGGCATCAGTCCTATATTGACTGTCTTGTATACATCCTCCCTCAGTTTTGTTCCTAACACTTCTGCTTCTTTGTAGTCTACCTCTTTATTGTAGTTAATGTCTGTAGACACAAAGATAGAGAACTCATCTTCTATATAAGGTTCTAGTACAGGAGTATCCGAATCTGATTGCTTATCATACTTATCTATCTTTAGATACATTCTAGCAGTCTTGGCATTCTTTGCTATGATATCAAACAGATTCTTATCTATAGATAGATTCATCATCATCTTGGGCATATTCTCATCTAAGTAATCTGATACTCTGATAATATCCCTAATATTCTCTGGGTGGATATTCATAGTGACATCTTCCATGCCCTCTATCAGTATCTTTCCAGATATCTTAAAATGCCACTTTTGCATATCTCATATCTCTCCCTTCATAGTTACTTAAGTGTGAAGAGTATAGACAAAGATAAAGCATACTCCATAAAGGAGTATGCCATTTCTCTCTTACTGCTCTATATCAAGAAACCCTTATGATCCTTATAGTATCCTCCTATATCTCTTACCAATATTCCAGTTCTAAAGATATAGGATCTAAACTCTTGTTTGTTAAGATGATACGTAGATGGTTGTTTATATCTAAACACAGCGTATCCAGATCCTCTAGGTATAGATAGTTTAGATATCACTATGCTTAGTACCTCATTGAATGTTCTATAAGCCATGCTATCATAGTATACCTGATAGGAACTAGATCTAGGTACTATAAACACTCCTCTGTATTTAGAAGCATTGTCTTTGTATAGTAACCATGAATGCATCTTATTCCCATCATTGGATTCTATATAGTATAAAGAATATTCTAGATCAGGAAAGTTCTGTTTGATAACATAGTCTGCTATCATATTCATATCAAAGCATGAACCTTTCTTATACTTGATCACCTCTTCTGGTGATAGTGTAGTATAAGAGCCCTTCTTTATATCTCTACCAGTTCTATAGGATATATACCCATCCTTGTAGTCTGATAGTATATTAGATAGCTGGTTTATGTTTGTAGCATATAGTGGGTTCATATGTATATTCCTTGCTGTTGAATCATGTATACTCCTCCTCTTAACTTACTTAAGTGTGAAAAGATGATAGAAGATAAGCATACTCCATATAGGAGTATGCTCTTATTTATATTAGTAGATCTTGATATAATCCAAAGGTAATGTAGGATCTTTGAGGTATGAGGTACCAAAGTACTCATCATCAACAAAGTCTGTAGGTTTGTGTATCTTGGTAACTCCATCTCTTATATCCATAGCTTTGTCTACTATAACAAAGTCAAAGAGTTTACCACAACGATACTGGTTCTGATCTGTGGATCCTTTTATAAAAAAGAATGAGCTAGATTCTTTCATTGCTATAGGAATCGGAAGATGTGAATCTTTCTTGGTGATAGTTATAGACTTAACAAGCTTGCCATCAGAGAATGTCTTCAGTACTCCATTCTTATAGGTTATCAAACGATGAGTCCAATGATTAATAGGAACGGGAGTGATCTCTGATGCTATTGGAGTTGCAGCTGTATCATCTAGGTCTATTCTATCCATATCAGATTCTTCTGTATATAATGCAAGCTTAGTAATTGATGAAGAATCTCCGGTATATGTATACCCATAGTGTTTATAAGATCCAGCTTCTTTGTTCTCCCAGTAAGAGATAGTAAACTCTTCATCATACTCTAGGGTTATATTACCGCCTGGAGTATCCTTACATTCTATACATGTATAGTTGCCTGGCTTATTATAGACCGACTTATGTCCCTTTCCCGGAAATGGGGTATCATCTGAGTATTCAACTTGTTTGGTTGTATACCCAGAAGCATAGTCCCATGTAGTATTGTATGTAATATCCTTGAAGGTATTATCATCAAACCTCAGTTGGATTAGATACTCTAGAGTATTAGCTATATTACCTTCTAGAGCTTCTATACCGTCTACTTCGAAGTCCTCTTTATATAAGCAGACTCCTCTGTGGATGATAACCTCTTCCATTAGCCCCTTAGCAGCAGATGCACCAGTGCTACCATCAGAACAGAAGAGGGTTATATCAGAAAAGCTAAAGCTAGAGATATTTCCATAGATATACTTAGTAGCTGGATCATTAAGTAACTGCTTACCATTGACTGAGATATACATTCTTCCATCTTCATCAATACAGAATGTATAGAACGACCAAGCAGTCTTATCATAAGTAGGGATGAAATCCTCTATCTTTACAAGCTTCTTATATGCCATGGAGTTATCATCGTAGTATATTGCATCTTGATCACTACCATGATTACTAAAACCAAAGTTTACTCCATATCCAAGACCAAATCCTAACTCTTGAAATGATCTAGTGTCAGGATCTCTTTTAAACCAGAAAGATACAGAAACCATCTTAGGATTTATATTGCTTATATCCGCTTTCTTGCGATATGAGATTACGGCATTATTGGCGCCATTGTATATTTTTCTATTAGTAAGGGTATTATCGGTTGCTCTACACTTTTGAACTCCTTGTATAAAGCGAGGTTTAGGTTCATAATACTTCTTTATGATATCTCTAGTACCCTTGAGGTAGAATATACAGTTCTCGGGCATGTAGATAGGTTTTAATTTGTTGGCCATGATTTAAAATGCCCTCCTCCCTATGATTACTTATTGATTCTATATAACGGAGCGTCATCATGTTCATCTACTACTTGCTTCTTCAACTCAGCAAGCATAGACAACAGCTGACTAAAATCATTGTTGGTTAATCTAAGATAAGAATACGTTCCCATATTGGTAATCATCTTCTCTTTAGATATCTGCTTAGCTCTATACTCTGGCATAGATCTATTGTTAGGGTTATCTCCACCATCTTTAACCTCTATGATGAGATTATACGGCAATAAGAGAAAGTCTGTTATCCAATGAAGAGTCTTACCATTGAACTTGTATTCTAGTGTAGGACCTGGTGCGATAACTTCATCAGATCTATACTCTAAGACAGTATCTAGAAACTCCATAAGCTTCTTCTCATACTGTCCTGTATAAGTGAATACTTTACCATCAGACCATTTATATCTACCAGAGATCTTTCTACCAGCCAGCATCTTCTGTTGATGCTCTGGTTCATCAGTTAGATAGACTTTGTTATAGATCTTGAGCATTCTATTCTGATATGTCTTCTTTACTGCTTCATAGCATTTAGGATTCCCACAGAGTCTTTCATACTTCTGTCTCTTCTCATTCCATTTAGTAGGATTACCACATACAGTACAGTTCCCATGACCATGCTTATCATTCACTATATCATATACCAAGCGGTATGGGGTATAGTCATCTGGTATCTCATCATCATGCTTTTGTTCTATATGATTAATAAGCTTCTCTCTATTGAGCTTCTGATTACAATATGGGCAGTTATAGGTCTTCATATACTATCAATCCCCTATTATGCTTCCAAAATATTATTACTTTGTATCCTTAAAGAAAGCAAAATATGAACCCTATACCTTGATTGGTATAGGGTGAAAGCATACTTATCAATCACCGATAGTTTTCTTATCGTTAGTATCTAGAATTTTATGAAACTTCAATGAAGATCTAGATCTTCCGTCTATCATAAAACCCTTATCTTTCTTTGGCTTTGGGATTACCTTGCCTGTGATTGATAATGCTGGTTTCAAGTTATTACCAACAACCGACTTGTTTCTGTTATCATTGTTCGTCATAGTTTCTAAAAGAGTTCCTATATACATATAGATCACCCCTTCTAGATTAGTTACGAATGTTTTTAGCAGACTTGAAAATTCTTCCTCTAGTATTTGAATTCAGGTTCTTTCCTCCATGAGCAAGAGCAGCCACCATATTAGTTGTATTACTAGATTTGGAATCCTCTTCCTCTCTGCTCTTTACGATATCTGCAAAGATAGATTCTTTCAAAGTACCGACTGATAGCATGTGTATCCAACTCCTATATCAATATATCTTCAGATAATGCTTCTTCGTATTAATGCTAGGTTCATCATAGTCGTCAGCTGGGGTAAAATCAACTGTAAAGTCTTCTTTATACAAGCATACGTCTCTATGGATCAGAACTTTATCAATCCATCCTGTAATAGATCCACCATCTGCATTAAATAGTATAATTTTATCTATAGTTTGTGACGATGATGGCAAGTTGTTTATGACTCCATTTGGTATGAGTTTTCCATTTATAGTTATATAGGTTCTATTTATATCTCTACAAATAGTATAGAATATAGGCTTCTTATAGGCAGCATCGCTTGTATCCTTAAGATAATCTGGTCCTATGTCCAAGCTACTTCCAGCGCCTACACCATTGTCATCTATGTATATATTCTTATCTCCAGCAAATCCAAAGTTCATCTTTGTTGTATCATTAAGCCAGAATCCAAACTGCTGCCAACCAGACCCATTTAATTCTGTTCTTTGAGCCCAGAAAGAGATACTAAACAGCTTTGAAGTTTCAGCTATTATAGGAGATTTAGCAGTAAAGGTTAATTTGGCCGAGCTGTCTGATGCGATATACTTACCATCTACTTTTTGTACCGCAATATTAGCTACAGGAGGTTTCCATAGCCCTGTAAGTTCATTGGTTCCCTTCAAATTGAATATGCATTTGTCTTTCTCATATATGGGTTTCATATATACTATACCAGCCCTTCTCTCTTATATAACAGAATATATCAACAACGTTCTAATATTACTCTTGTGTAAAGAGAGAAAGTTAACACTATACGACAAAAAAGAATAGAGCTTTAGAATCTATCCTTTTTATTAGATCACTCATTACTCTTAGACGGATCATGGGTGATATGACTCTCAACGATGTTATATATTGTAGGAACCACATCTATAGTAGTATCTATAATGACTGCTATAGCCTCAATAGGATTCACAAAAGATAGAAATAGCATGATATGTTCTCCTCTCTAATACAACACTATACCCTTTCATATCTATAGTATATAATTTAGCCTAAAGTTTGATATGTAACAAAAGTATACCCCATACCCCTAGAGAGGTATGGGGAAGGTATTTGTCTATATATTATCGTCTGACAGCCGTTGCTCGCTTAGAAAGCTCTGCATATCTAGCTTTGAGCATCTTATCTGCAAGAGTCCCGGTCTTAGGACCAGCAGGAGGAAGCTTGCTTGTAGTTACATTACTACCAACAGTTCTTCTGCTTCTGCTAGAAAGCTTCTCTGGTTTCTGACCATATACTCTATTGGATGTATTTTCAGGTTCTGCAATAGCATTCATAGCTCTGCTATGGAATGCACCAGCCTCATTGATTACACTAGCAAGTGTTCCAACTTTAAGCATCTTTATAAACACTCCTCTATTGGTTTTTGTTACTATTCTTCTTCTGTTGCTCTATAGTAGCCACATGAGTTCTCAATACTGTGATATAGTCTCTGTATATCTTTCCTGCAGCAGTAACCTTGCAGTTGAATACATCTTTCACTATATTACAAGCAACCTGTTTCCTCTTCATAGCTAGAGTCTTTTCAGAAGATTTACTATCTTGTTGAACTCTAGGAGTTCCATGGGGATCATTGTTCTTATATGGAGTATTCTTAGATGGATCTACATTACCACTAGTAGTATTAGATCTCTTAGCTCCTTGAGTTATATTAGGAGTAGAAGACTGCTTTGCAGTAGGTGCTTGATTGCTATTAGATGCAGTAGCAACATTCGCATACTCTACTAGTACAGACTCTCTCATCATTAACCAATCTGCTGATGCATGTTGTACAGTAGTGGTCTGTGTATTAGACACATTAGCCATTGGGTTAGATGATGCAGTCTTATTATTGGATTGCTGCTGAGCATTCAATCCTTGTAGATCTTTCTCTGCTGCTTGGGAGTCATTCTGTTGACCAGATACAGGATCTCTATTCAAGAATGATATAATAGATTGCAATTGATTCTGCAATACATGAACCATCTGATTATAGTTCATACAGTAGTTATACATATTAGCCATCATAGAGGTTAGTTCTTGAGCACTTAGATCTTGAGCTCTATCCTCTCCTGAATAGTATGCTTTAGCAAAGTCTAAGAAGTCATCACCATTCCCTTGATAGGATTTGATTATAGACTTCATAAAGTATCTATTGTTGTTGTCTATACCATCTGTATCATCTTCTACCTCTATACGGGATAGATTGATATCATTCAATGCATTTACAATAGGTTCTTTGATTCTATAGATAGCAGTTCTATAATCTGGAGCCTTATTGAGAGTACAAGAAGGGTCTATAGGATAATTAGATGGATTGAAGTATTCTGAATTATCTTTCAACCATGGATTATACTTCTTCATCTGATCGGAAGCAAACTTACTATACTGAGCGAAGTTGTTCTTCAATAGTATAGCGGTTTCTCCTTTCCATTTGATATACCATGTTTGATTCGCTATAGGAACTTCTTCTTGTAGTACTTGTTGTGATATGAGCATAGAGGCTTCTACCAGAAACTTGTTTCTTAGATCTACTAACAGTGGATCATAATCTAAGAACTCTCTATTCAAGATCATTTCTTCTAGCAACCTCCTTCTTCAGTTTGGAGAGATCCATATCATCTCCATACTCATCAAGTATCTTATTAGCTTCATCCAGTTTGATTCTATAATAAGATCTAGGAATCTCTGGTAACTTAACAGATACCATCTCATTGTTCTCTCTAGTCACATATAGTACAGGTTTGATCAACTCAAATCCAGTACTATTAAACACCAATCCCAACTTGATAATATTGTCATTGAACTTTACTACTAGATCCCATATAGAACCAGAACCCATCTTACAACCAATATAGGTTAACATGATTCTTATAACGAAGATATAGAGAAAGCTAGATAAGAATGGCAATGGAAGTCTAGTACAAAGCTTAAGAATAAGAAAGTTGAATGAGGAATCTGCTACATTGATAATGATCTGATTCTTGGTCTTATCTCTAAACTCTGCTTTAAACTTCTCCCATAAACCAGTTCTCTTAAACTGGTTCAATGTCATTGGGTTATAATTAGGATGCTTCTTATATACGTCTTGGATAGACTCATCTAAGAACTCATACACTCTCTTATTCTCTAGAGTCTTCTCCATCTTAGCAACAGAGAACTTGTCTATCTGTAGAGTAACAAAAGTCTTGAATAGATAGACTACCATAATTTTTACTATATTAGCTACTATGATTCCTAATGCTCTTGCCCTTTTGGCATTCAACCAATCATCAGGCTTCTTAGATGGTTCTATCTTGATATACTTTTGTACCCATTCTTTGATCAATATAGATGGGTTCTTCCATATATCTTTATTAGATACTTGTGAATGGTTGTCTAAAATGTCTTTAGAAAAAGAAAATTCATTTTTAGATGGAATTTCTTGTTCTAATTCAAGCGAGGATGCCTCAATCTGACACCTCTTCATGATCAAATCGACGATTTGTTGGTCTTCCTTGGTATCTAGTGTCGTATTGGCTTTAAAATAGCTCATATGAGACATTCCTTTCAAAAAGAGAATATTTAATAGGATGTGGGACCAAGCCCACATCCTATAGTTTTCTATTAGATTATACTTTGTTTACATCAGAAAGTCTTTTCTGAGTCACAGATGTATTCTTTGTTATAGTCTTCCCCATAAGAGGATTTTGCTTAGTAGATGAAGGTATATTCCTTATATTGCCAACCATAGTACTACCTATAGTTTTCCTACTGATAGTCTTTCTAGGATCGGATATCTTAGTGTCAGAAGATAGGTCTTTCCCAGCAGCTATAGACTGAGCTAGCTTGAAATCTCCTTTTCTGACAGCATCTATCTCAGGTTTGTTATCCAAGAAGGTTCTGACTCTATAATCGTTAGGATTCTTAGAATGAATCTTTCCTAAAGTAGAGACTATCTTATCATGGCTTATATTCTCTGCTTCGACGATAACTTCTTTTAATCTTCCAGTAACCATGGCGATATTAGTTGTTGTAGTTTATATCAAAACGAACAGTTCTCTTACCAAACAGCTTCTTCTGTTCGTTCTGAAGCTTCTCGACCTCTATCTTGGAAAATTCATTAACTTTGGACTTTACTTTCTCAAAGTCTTTATCTGTAAGATCGGGTCTTACAAGATACTCAAGACAGCTTGACAAACCTTTGAGGAGTTTAGCAATAATGAGTTTGATCTTCTTCAAGATACCCTTATCCTCAGGAGATGCCTCATTATACTCTTTTTCTACCTTTTCTGCCCACTCAGAGACTTTGGCAATCTTATCGCCAATATAGTTTCTTGTCTTAGCAAGCAGGGCCGTATTGTTTACAATACGCTCTGTTTTTACTTCCTCTGAAAGGATAGACTTCGGAGAATACTTTCTGACGCAATAGAAGGAGCACTCTTTGACGATCTTCTCTATTTCGACGATCTTTTCTTTCTTTTTATCGTCGTCATCATCCTCGTCTTCGTCTTCTTCTTCATCCTCGTCATCATCATCTTTATCATCGTCGTCGTCATCGTCTTCATCGTCATCTTTGTCGTCATCATCTAAGACTTCATCTCCGATGGCAAGAACAACGTCTTCAGGCTCGATACCGTTAGCATCTGCGACATCAATGACAGCATCATCGACTTCGATCTCTTTCTCTTCGGCGAGTCTGAGAATATCTGCCAGATCAACGACATAAGACTTCAGTCTTACGTTCTCTACTACAGGAACCATAGCAGCATGGTAAGGAGTACGCTCAATATAATTCATACTCTCAAGCAGAGCCAGAGCATTGCTGTCTCCTGTAATACCTCTATTGAGTACACTTTCTTTTATAAGCATTTGATTTTGCACCTCTCATTGTATATTAAACAATAAGCTATAGGGTATTAGCCCTATAGCTTGAATTTATAGGTCTTACGTAAAAGTCAACTAGTTATGATAACATTCTATCTACTTCATCAGTCAGATCTCTGCCAGAGTAGTCCTGTTTGAAGATATTATCCTTAATATACTTCTGTGGTATATCCTCATACATCTCTTGAACTGTATCCATGACGTATGATACATTCTTACCATAGAGCCATATGATAGATCTATGGTAGACAGATACCTGCTCTGCTATATGGAGAAGAAGAGTTTCATATTCTCTAAACAGATCTGCTACTTTAACTCTATCTTCATCTGATATAGATTTGGAAGAGATATATTGATTGTTAAGCTTACTAGTCTTAGATCTGAGAGTCTTCATCTTCTTTTGAGTCTGTTTAATATCATCTTTAAGAAGATCATAGTACTTTACAGACTCTTTATGGAAGATGGATATCATAGATACCAATTGCTTTACGTTGTATACACCCTCATCTATAGATACAAGAGCCTTAGTCTCTAGATACTTACTCATTACTTCTTGAGTAGTATTATCTAGAAACCAATCATCTATAGAGTTTGTTATACTCTTTATAGTATCATGAACAGCATTCTTCTTAGATAACAATCTAATCAGATTCTCTTCTGTATCTGGAATGATATCAAGTTTAGTTATAAGATCTTCATCCATTCTTGGGAATCTATATCTTACATTTTCAATCAGGTACTCTCTATGCTGATAGGTCTTTGTAGTATCCTCTTTCATAGCCCTAATACAAGCAGATAGCTTGAGATCTACATGCTTTATATTATGAGATAAGAACTTGATAAACTTATCAGACAGTTTGAGAAGATAGAGTAATCCTATATCTATAGAGGAGAAGTTGTTCTTTGTTGGATGAGGATTATTCTTTATAGATTCTAAGAGGGTTTGATAATATCCCTCATTGATAGAGTATACCATATCATAGATAGATTGAGATTCATTAGTGGTGCATTTACGTGCTACCACTGGTATATCTTCCCTATTAGTAATAGCTTGTATAGACACCATGAGAACTCCTTATCTATATTATGAATACAGCCTACCTATCTTGCCGGTAACTGTATCCTTATCTCTACGAATAACATTTGTAAGTTTGCGAGTGAGCCATTCAATTGCCTTGGCAAGAGCTTCTTTGATCTTTGTAAGAATACCCTTTGTTTTGGGATCAGATGTCTGAATCTTATAGATGATCTCTCTCATCTTACTATTGATAGCAGCAATCTGTTTGGAGATCCAATCTCTTGGTTTATCTCCCACATTATGTTTGATATCTGCTATCCAATTCTTGATAGTCTGAAGACGACTAGTATTCTCTTCAGGATTGGACTCCACAGCTTCCAAGAATCTATCAAAGTCACTATGAGTAAATGCTTCAAGAAGGGTATCATTCCCTGTCTTTATAAGCTGATTAATACTCATATTCACCATCTCTACTACAGGAAGTTTGGTAGAGATAGGGATAGCATATACATCTACATTCTCTGCAAGAATACTTGATACTATATCCTCATAGTATGGATAACCAATCAAACTAGTCTCTTGAATAGAGAAAGCAATGGTGGATTTGCTTATACTGTTTGCCTCACATACTGCATTCAGTGCAATACCAAGGTCTTCAATACCGTTGCTCTCAGCAAACTTCATGATATCTTCAAGTGCTACAACATTAGCACCAATACGTGCATTCTCCACTACTGGTACTGCCAATGCATTATAGTCTTGTGGTTCCATATAAGATATAGATTCTAGAATGGCAAAGGGGTTTATATATGAATGATCTTTTATAAGCATTGTATATAATCACCTACCTTATATACAGACCTAATATACTAATCAAGCAAAATAAAACACCATAGCACCGATAAGTGCTATGGTGCATATTGTTTGTTTAAACTAAGTGTTTAAGTCAGATCAGATTACTGAGCCTTCGGCATAGCCTCGAGCTTCTGAACTTCCTGACCCTTCTCGTCCTTAGCGCCAACCTTCTTCATGAGGTTGTTCATATGACGAGTAAGGAACTCGATTGCCTTAGCAAGCATAGCCTTGATCTTGAGGAAGATGCTCTTCTTCTCAGGATCTGCAGCGTTTGCAGCATTGATAACATCACGCATCTTAGCGTTGAGGGCAGCAATCTTAGCAGCAACCCAATCACGCGGCTTGTCGATAGCCGTCTTCTTGATCTTCTCGAGCATCGTCTCGGTGCTCTTGACCTGATCTTCAGCAGCAGGTGCAGCAGCCGGAGCTACAGCAGCCTTAGCGGCCTTCTGAGCAACCGGGGCAGCAGCCTTCTTAGCAGCCTCTGCGAATGCACCGAAGCTATCGTTGATGTAAGCCTCGAGGAGAGCATGGCTGCCAGTCTCGAAGAGCTCATCCATAGCAGCCTCAGCGAGAACGCTTGCCGGATGGTTAGCGGAGAGCGGAACAGCAGCGATAGCAACACCCTCAGCCATGATATCCTTAACAAGACCAGCCGTTGCACGATCAGCAATGACGCTCGTCTCCTGAACGGAGAACATGACCGTGTTAGCAGCGATATCACTTGCCTCACATACTGCATTCAGTGCAATACCAAGATCTTCAATACCGTTGCTCTCAGCAAACTTCATGATATCTTCAAGTGCTACAACATTAGCACCAATACGTGCATTCTCCACAACGGGGACCATAGCAGCGTGGAACTTCGACTCCTCTTCGGTGAGATAACTCATCGACTCAAGGAGAGACATGCCACTACGAGCAACACCAGTGCCAAGCTGGGATTCAGTAATAAGCATTTATATACCTCCATTTGTTAACAAAGTGATTGGCAAAATTTATATTGATGTATCTCGTATAAGAGTACATCAGATCTCAAAAGCCTTGAGAATCCTACACATTAAAAGCGGAAACGGATTCCACTCTCCTGATAGGAGTCAGGCTCCTGGTCTTCAAACTTAAACTTCGAGTTAACTTCGTTAGGAACAACAGCATCCTTGGACTGCTTGTTTACACCATTATTGACAGTGATCTCACAAGGAACACCACCAGCAGTCATAGCTGCTTTGATAGCAGGAATATTGATGTTGTTCGTCTCAGGATCTTCCCCAAGCTCAAGACCGTCATAAACATTGTGATCCTGACCATAACCAGGAATCAGCTTGCTCGGGCAATCATTGTCACCCTTATCACAGGCCTCACGGAGAGAACCGACGTAGAGCATATTTCAAATCTCCTTTCTTAGAGAGTTTATAAATCCTAGAGTTTACCAGTCAGCAGCTCATCATCAAACTTACCACTAGCGATGTCTCTCAACATCTGCATGGATTCCTGATGAGCCTGCTCTGTATTCTTAGGACCTACATCCTTAAGAGAACCTACAGAAGGATCAGAGGGCTGATCGTCTTCTTTAGCAGGTTTCTCGTTAAGAACCTGATCTCCAGGATTAGGTTCGAGAGAAGCATCTTCACTAACAGTAACCTTGACAGGAGGTTGTTGGATAGAAGAGTAATCCTTCTTAACAACAGGCAGTCCATATACGTTGGTTATAAGTTCGAGAACTTCTTTCGAGTTGGTGAAGCGACGCCATTTACCAATATCGGCATGGGGTCCACCAAATTTAGAAACAATACCACCGATGTTTCCATCAGAGCTATTACTTCCATTCTTATTCATCCCGAGATCATCCATCTCTTGAAGAATAGATGCTTCATCAATGACAAGTGCCGTATTGCGATTGGAAAGAGAAACCCCATTAGCATCACCAATCTTCTCAATAGATTCCATAATGGAAGTGAGTTTATTGGTAATCATAAAACGGGAGAGATCTTCCATCTCAATAAGATACTTATCAAGTCTGCTGTTGTGCTTGATAGGGACAGCACTAGCAGGAATCAACATCTCAGCTTCGGTGAGACTAGGCATTTCGTCAAGAGATGCTTTAAACTCATCTACAATAGCTGGAGCAGCTACCTGTGGGAGTTCTACACCACTCTCCTGAATTGCCATTTCGGATAAAGTCTGAATGGTTGTATTAAACAGTCCCATTATAACTCCTCCACTTTAATCAAATGTAAACTTAGTAGAAACTTTGTCCTTGATGCCATTGTAGGCATTCTTAGCAGTATCTACGGCCTTATTGGCAGCTCCCTTAACAGTGTCTACAGCCTTAC